GAACAATATGGAAAAGAATTTTATGATCTTACTCAAAACCAACAGTTTAAAATATATAATATAGCTCTCGATATGATTGATTCTGGAGGCATGGCTGAAGGCGGAAGAGTTCAATATGGTCTTGGAAATCTTGTTAAAAAAATAGGTAAAACTGCTAAGAAAATAGTTAAGTCAGATTTAGGTAAAGCTGCTTTAATAGGTGCAGGTATCTATGGACTAGGTGGAGGTTTTGGATTCAAGCCCGGTGGTTTTGCATGGGGTAATATACCAGGTGCCTCA